GAATGGTGTTCTTGCAGGACCTATTACTATACCTGGTACTATAACAGTAACAGGGACTTTAGTAATAGTATAATGTCAAAAATAGAAGTAGATGCAATAACAGAACAATCAGGATCAACACTTACAGTTGGTGGTGGAGCTAGTAAAACTGTTGTTGCTGATGCAACTACTGTAACTTTAGGTAGATGTGGTGGAACTGTAGCGTTAGCTTCAGGTGCAAGTCAAACAGGTTTTGGTAGAACGGGGACTGTGAACTGGGATACAACTCCAAAGACAGCAACTTTTACAGGTGTAAGTGGAAATGGATATTTTGTTAACACTACAGCTGGAGTAGTTACAGTTAATTTACCAGCTTCTCCTAGTGCTGGAGATATTGTAGCGATAGCAGATTATGCAAGTACAGCAAATACAAACAATATTACAATTGGAAGAAATGGATCTAATATTAATGGTGCAGCTTCTGATTTAACAATTACTAGAAAAAATTCAGCTATAACATTAGTTTATGCAGATGCTTCAAAAGGTTGGAAAAATACAGATTCATCAAATATTGATGACATATCAATAGTACCTGCTTTTGTAACAGCATCTGTTAGTGGTGCTTGTAATCAAATTATAACAGATAATGATCATAAACTTGCAATATTTAAAGGTCCTGGAACTTTTACAGTTTCTTGTGCAGGTAATGATACTGGTTCAAACACAGTAGAATATATGGTTGTTGCTGGTGGAGGTGGTGGAAGTTTTGGTGGAGGCGGTGCTGGTGGTTTTAGACAAAATTATCCAAGTCCAACAACAGCAGGTTTAACAATCACAGCACAAGCTTACCCTATTGCAGTGGGTGGAGGCGGTGCTGGAAGAGCATCTGGTACTAATGCTAATGGAAGTGTATCAACTTTTTCAACAATAACATCAGATGGTGGTGGAACAGGTGGTGGAGCAGCTACTAATAATGGACCTGGAATTGCTGGTGCATCTGGAGGCGGTGGAGGACACGGTCCAGGATCACCTGTTAATGCTCAACCTAGTGGTGCTGGAAATACTCCTCCTACAAGTCCAGCTCAAGGAACTCCTGGTGGAACTGGATATCAATCTGGTGGTAATTATGGTGGTGGTGGTGGCGGTGGAGCAACTGTTGCAGGAACAAACGCTGTAGGTGGAAGTCCAACCTCTAATACTGGTGGTAATGGTGGTACAGGAAATTATTGGCCAGATGCTACATTTGGTCCAACAGCTCCAAGTTATGGAACTCCAGGACCAGCAGGTTCAACAAGATATTTTGCAGGTGGTGGCGGTGGTGCTTATTATTATAATACTTGTGCAGGACAAGCTGGAGCAGGGGGTGGAGGACGTTCAGGAATAGAAGGAGGTGGTTCTGATGGTGCTACAGCAGGTACTACTAATACTGGTGGTGGAGGGGGTGGTGGTAATGGAACTGGTAAAGCAGGTGGTTCAGGTATAGTAATAATAAGGTACAAATTTCAATAATTATGACAAGTAAAATTAAAGTAGATAACATAGAAAATCAATGCGGTGGTGCAGTCGTTACTAAATGTGGCGGAACAACTACAATCAGTGGTACAGTTGTAAAATCAAATACACTCCAAGCATCAGACGCTGGTAATATTATTAGTCAATCTGGTACAACAATTACACTAGGTGCAAGTGGTGACACAATTAATTTAGCGGGTGGCGCAACGCAATCAGGTTTTGGTAGAACGGGGACAGTTGATTGGATTACAACTCCAAAGACAGCAACGTTCACAGCAGTTAGTGGAGAAGGATATTTTTGTAATACAAGTGGTGGAGTTTTTACAGTTAATTTACCAGCAGGTGTTGCTGGTGCAATTGTCAGTTTAGCTGATTACGCAGCAACTTGGCAAACAAATAATTTAACCGTTTCACCAAACGGAACAGATAAAATTGGTTCTGTTAATGCAAATGTAGTTTTAAATACACAAGGTCAATCAGTAACTTTTGTTTTTGTGGATTCAACACAAGGTTGGATTAATACTATGGATTCAACTTCTAATGTTAGAGGAGAAGTTTTTGTAACAGCTACAATATCAGGAACAGGAAATACTTTAGCAACAGCTCCTTGTTGTGCTAATGCTAAAATAGCAACTTTTACAGGACCAGGATCTTTTTGTGTGTCAGCAATATCTGGCACTGGTACTAATAACGTAGTTTCATATATGTTAGTAGCAGGTGGTGGAGGCGGAGCCCAAAGTAATAATGGATCTCCTAGAACTGGAGGCGGTGGTGGTGGAGCTGGTGGTTTTAGAGAGTTTAATAGTCCAGTTACACCATATACAGATAGTCCTTTAGAAGGTTCAACTCCCGTTACAGTTTCAGTACAAAGTTATCCAATTGGAATTGGTGGCGGTGGTGCAGGTGGTTACTCTGGTCCTAATGGTAACGGAAATCCTAGTACTTTTGCTGGAGTAACAGCTGCTTTAGGTGGTGGTGGAGCTAGTGATGAAGATGGAGCAACTACTGGTGGACCCGGTGGATCTGGCGGCGGAGGTGGTGCAACTTCTACTGGAGGAGCAACTCCTGGTGGATCAGGAAATACTCCCCCTGTAAATCCTCCTCAAGGACGAGATGGATCTGGAAGTCCAGGTTCTTATGGTGGTGCTGGTGGTGGTGCTGGTGCTGTAGGTGGAAATAATGCTGGTGGTGCTGGTATTTCAACAAGTATTACATCTGCTTCTGTAGCTTATGCTGGTGGAGGTGGTGGCGGAGGTCCTTCTGGTGGTGGCGGTGGTGGAACTGGTGGTGGTGGAGCTGGTGGTGGAAATGGTGGTGTAGGAACTAATGGAACAGCTAATCTTGGCGGTGGTGGAGGTGGAGCTGGTGGAGGTCCAGCTAATACTCCTGGTTCTCAAGGCGGTTCAGGTATAGTAATAATAAGGTACAAATTTCAATAGGTAAAAAATTATGAGTGAAGTAAAAGTAAATAAAATTAGTCCACGATCCGGCACAGATGTTACACTAGGAGATAGTGGCGATACGTTCACAATCCCTTCAGGTGCAACAATTAATAACCAAGGTACAGCAGTAAACTTTGGTGCAACAGGTTCAGCGTCTTGGGTAACAACACCAAAGACAGGAGATTTTACAGCAGTTGCTGGTGAAGGATATTTTGTAAATACAACAAGCGGTGAAATAGATGTAACACTACCAGCAGGAACAGCAGGAGCTGTTGTTGCAATTTCAGATTATGCAAACAATTTTGCTACAAACAATTGTATATTAATTCAAAATGGTTCAGATAAAATTGGTGGGAATGCTGCTAATGCAACTTTAGTAGTGAATGGTGCAGCAGTAACTTTAGTTTATGTAGATGCAACAAAAGGATGGATTGTAACAGATTCAGGAAATCAATCTGAAGCATCAGAGTTAACTCTTTATGTTACAGCAACAGGTGGAACAATAACAACATCTGGAGATTTTAAAATTCATACATTTACAGGACCAGGAACATTTTGTGTTTCTTGCGCAGGTAACGCTGCAGGTTCAAGTACAGTAGAATATATAGTTGCAGCGGGAGGGGGTGGAGCTCCTGAAGCAATTGGACCTGCAAATGGTAATGCTGAATTTTCTTATTCAGGAGGAGGAGGAGGTGCAGGTGGATTTAGATTTGCTTCTCCAAGTTTAGCCCCAGCAACTTATCCGGCAAAACCATTAGCTGCACCAGCAGGATTAGCCGTTCCAGCAACATCTTATTCAATTGTAGTTGGAGGTGGTGGAGCAAAAGGTCAGCGTACCGGTTCTTCTTATGGATTAAATGGATCTAATTCAAGTTTTAGTTCAATAACATCTACAGGTGGAGCTAGAGGTGGTGCGGGTGGTGTACCTGGACCAGCAATTGGTCCAAATGGTCCTGGTGGTTCTGGTGGTTCTGGTGGTGGAACTGGTTCAAGACCACCAAGTTGTTTTTCTATAGGATCAGGTAACGCTCCTCCAACAAATCCTTCTCAAGGAAATCCTGGTGGTGGAGGTACTTATGATTCTTTTACTGCTGCTGGAGGCGGTGGTGGAGCAATGGCAGTTGGTGGTAATGGAGCAAGCCCTCCTACACTTGGACAAGGTCAAGGTGGAAATGGAGGTGTTGGAGCTGGTTTACCAAATGCGTTTGGTACTAGCGGTCAATCTTCTGGAGGATATTATTATTTTTCAGGTGGAGCCGGTGGTGGAGCACAAGATAGTGCTGCTGGAGGAACTGGAACAAATTCTATTGGCGGTTTAGGTGGTGGAGCTGGAGGAAAATCAGGAGCTTCTAGTGCAGATAGTGGAACAATAAACACAGGTGGAGGTGGAGGTGGAGTTGGAGCTCAAGGTGGACCTAATAATGGTGGCGCCGGTGGTTCAGGAATCGTTATAATAAGATACAAATTCCAAAATTAATATGGATTTACAAACTTTAAAATTTAATATATAAGGAGAATAATTATGGCACATTTTGCAAAACTAGGATCTAACAGTAAAGTTATTCAAGTATTAACTTTGAATAATGGCGATATGCTGAACGCTGACGGCGTTGAGGATGAATCTGTAGGTCAACAATATTTAGAGACACATAACAATTGGCCTGCTCAAATGTGGATTCAAACATCTTACAATACTTCTAATGGCACACATTCAGGTGGTGGAACTCCATTTAGAGGAAACTACGCAGGTATAGGTTATACTTGGGATGAAGATGATCAAATCTTCTGGCCTAAAAAACCTTATGCATCTTGGGTAAAAAATAATTCAGAAGCTAGATGGCAATCACCAATCGGTGATGCACCAGCATTGACAGCTGAACAAGAAACTCAAAATACACCTACAACAGACGCTGAAGGAAATATTACAGCACCGTCTACTCATTCTTGGGGTTACAATTGGAATGAAACAAATACAACTTGGGACTTGACAGACAGCAAAGCATAAATTAAAAATGGTGGTGGTATGCAGAGACAAGTATTAACAGAGCAAAGTTTATTCTACGGTGATATTGATATGCCGAAAGGTTTTGAGATAGACCAAGAAAAACTTACCAACGATATTTTACAATCAACTTTTAACTCTAAAGAATTTCCATTCTCAAGAACTTGGGATATGCTGAATACATATATGAGAGACTTTATTGGTCTTGATTATGGTATTAATTTAGTCAACAAATCAACGTGGGGAAATATCTATAAACCTGCGGAAACAACAATTCCTTTATTAAATATTGATCCGGTGGATCTACGTAACTCTCCAGACTTTACTATGCTTTACGGCGTTAAAGTTAAAGATTGTTTTGTTCGAATACACTATGAAGATAACAGACGTAAAGGAAGAAGTTGGGATATAGAACTTAAAAATAATATGTTTATAATGTTTCCATCCACTAATATGTATTACCTAACTAACAATCAAAAAGATTCATTAAACTTTGTACAAACAATAACTTATGAATATATCTAATTGTCATTATTACAGTTGGGCTAATGAAGTAAAATCATTAAATGAAATTAATAAAATTTTAGATAAAAAATCTGTATTTTTTGATAATGATATAAAAAAAGCAAAACATTCTACAAAAACATCTACAGTTAAATATATAGACTATGTTCATTTAAGTAAAGTTTTAGATTCTTATATTGTTAAAGCTTTAGCAATAAATGCAGATTACTTTGGATATAATTTATTTCCTATATCTCCTACTAAAGTTTTAAATGTAAACCATTATTTAAAAGACGAAAAATATGAATGGCATTTTGATGGTTCACATAATCCTGTAAATGATGTTAAATTAACTTTATTAATAAACATATCAGAGAAAAAATATGAAGGGGGAGAATTTGAAATTTTTTTATCAGAAAATCCTCAAGTAGTTCATTCTTTTTTTAAAGGCGGAGATATGCTTTTGTTGAAATCTTCTGTCCTTCATAGAGTAAAACCTATAATAAAAGGAATGAGAAAAAGTTTAACTATTTTTTTAGAAGGACCTAGGTTCGTATGAATATATCTAATTACTACTGGCATTTTCCTGCAGCACTTACACCAAAGTTTTGTGATGATGTAATAGCTTATGCTAATCAACAAGAAGAAGTTATGGCTAGAACAGGTGGCTATGGAGATAGAAAATTAAAAAAAGAAGAAATAAAAGATTTAAAAAGAAAAAGAAACTCTGATTTAGTTTGGCTTAATGATACTTGGATATATAAAGAATTACATCCATATGTTCATATGGCTAACAAAAATGCTGGTTGGAATTTTGATTGGGAAAGATCTGAATCGTGTCAGTTTACAAAATATAAACACAACCAATACTATGATTGGCATTGTGATAGTTGGGATAAAGTTTATGACAGAAAAGATCCTAATCATCCGGAACACGGCAGAATTCGAAAACTATCTATGACTTGTCAATTAACAGATGGTTCAGAATACACAGGTGGTGAGTTAGAATTTGATTTTAGAAACTATGATCCACATATGAGAGATGAAGCTAAACATTTAAGAAGAGCAAAAGAGATTTTACCTAAAGGATCTATTATTGTGTTTCCTTCTTTTGTATGGCACAGAGTTAAACCCGTAACCGCTGGCACAAGATATAGTCTTGTAGTTTGGCATTTAGGAAAACCATTTAAATAATATGTATATAAATAATTACTTTAACACAACTATTTGGTCAGAACAAAAACCAGAGTTTATAAAATCTTTAACGAAAGCATCTAACAAATATATTAAAGCTGCTAAGAATTTTCCAGAAGCTAAAGCACATATAAAAAAGTTTGGAGACTTTGGAAGAAGTTATCACTCAACACCACTTACAGCTGACAACGATTTTTTAGATTTTAGAAATTATATTGGTCAAAAGTCTTGGGAATATTTAGATCATCAAGGTTTTGATATGCAACAATATTCGACTATGTTTAGTGAGATGTGGGTACAAGAGTTTGCAAAAAAAGGTGGTGGTCATCATTCAGCACACGTACATTGGAATCAACACGTATCAGGTTTTTACTTTTTAAAGTGTAGTGATAAAACATCAATGCCAGTATTTCACGAGCCACGTACTGGAGCAAGATCTACAAAATTAAAAATGAAAGATCAAAAAGGTGTATGGGGTGGTAGTGAGCTTA